TTGATGGCATCCTTAGTAAACTGCTGAAGTCCTACAGCACTTGAAAAGTTTGCAGACGTAAGAGGTATCTCATTGAGTTCTCTTAGTACTTCGTTAGTTAAATCTAAATATGTTGTTGCCATTATTTTTTATGAACCTTTTGAATTGGAAAGTTTGCTTCTAAAGTAGCACCTTTATGCTTGACAAACTTGCCAGTGTGTTTCATTAATTTATAACTACCATTTTTCTGTTTCATCCAATGGTGTCCTTTTGGAGCTTTAACTTTCATGTTTTAAAGTTCTTTTGCTTTTGGCATTTCACCATTGCTATAATGAGGTTGTCCACCTTTGTTATACATTGAACGACCCATATTAGCTTTTACTCGTTCAGGTTTTTTAGAACCGTAAGAACGTTGTTCTCTTTTAGGCATCATTTTATCTTTGTACATTATTTTTTTTCTCCAATTTTTTTAATTTTATCTTGTTGATAATTTACTGTTAAACTTTCGTTATAACCTGCCATGTCTTTACACATCTCTTCTTTTTCTTCGATAGAGTTATAATCAGATATGTTGCCACTTGGTTTTGGATTTCCTGTTAATCTTTCTTCCATTTTTATTCCTTTAAAAGTGGAGGAGTCCGGAAACTCCCCCGTTAGACTGTTTCGTCAATACCGTGACTGTATTATTAACCCGCTTGAGTTGTAGTAATACCGTCTTGAACTTTACACTGACCATTTAGATACCAGTTTGTACCATCAGACCATACATGAACAAAATCTCCATGTACTGCCTTGTTAGCTACAAACGAAATAGTATCTGCATCAGTAACTGTAGCGACTGAACCTGCTGCATCTTCCGGAGAAGATACGTTACCCACAATAATATTAGCACTTGATGCTGTTACTACTGTATGAGTACCTGTTGGTTCTGTTGCTCCAACGTAAAACCAATACTCTAAACCTGCTGCTGGAGTAGGAAGAGTTTGAATTTTCGCTGCTGCTACGTTTAAAACGTAACGTGTGCCTGATTCGGCTGCTGTTATTGTATTCGCTGCGGTGATTGCTTCTGTGTCAGAAGGTTTCTGGACTTTAGTCGCTAACTCACGAACATCATTTGTTCTTGCTGAGTTACGTCCAGTATCTCTTATATTTACAATTGCCATGTTATTTACCTCTTAGTAAAATTATGCGTTAAAAAAAGAGGAGGAGTCCGAAGACTCCCCCAAGTTTGGTATTAATCAATACCGTAGAAAGCACCTACAATTGCTTCGTCTCTTAGTACTTTCGCACCATAGACATGCAATCCTCTCACAATATCACCAAAAGATGTTGGGTCTCTAAGGACCTCAGTTGATGTTATCGATTGAGCAGTAGCTGTAGATGAAATATGTCCAGCCAAACATTTACCAGCAGCATTAGATGTTGCAGCAATGTTGTTTGATTTGTACATGCTAAATCCACGTAGTTTTCCACTTGATACTAAACCATTTCTGATTGAGCCTTGTCCACCATTGTAGTCTACAGACAACAATTTAGAACTAGATTGTCCTAGAACTTCATAGAAATCAGGACTTGCAACAAACCAACGACCTTCTTCAGGTACGTTCTGTTCGTCTAATAGTCTTGACATTCTACCCATAAGGTCTAGAGGGTCATGTTCGTTAGAATCAAAACCGATGTCTATATTACCTGTACCGTCAAAAGTTCCAGCAGCTAAATCAGTAGCGTTGTCAGAACCTAAGACATGGTTAGGTGATGAAGCAGACAATCCTGCAAACATTACAGCTAAAACAGCAGCATCATATGAATCTTTCAATGCATATGCAGCAGAGCTTGAAGCTACTTCTTTGAAGTTGACGTGTGACATTTTACTCTCAATATCATCTACGATGAATTTAAAAGCTTTAGCACTGTCAACAACCAAAGATGTTTCAGCATCTGTTAGTAATGTAGCAGTTGTATCGCTACCTCTTGTGTAATCTGACACAGAGATAACGGGTTCTTTGATAATTTTTACAGAGTCTCCGTAAGCAGTAATCTCACCAGCATAGTCGGTGTTAGTAATAGCTTCAATAACAGACGATTTTCTAAAAAAGTTTAAAACCTTTTTAGAGTAAACCGAAGGTAAAAAGAAACTATTTGCCTGTGTTGCAGGTCCTGCATCAAAGTTACTCGTTGCGGAATTATCACTTCCCGCTTGGAAATATTGAGCCATTTGATATTCTCCTAAGTTTTTAGTTAATAGTTAATTATTTTGCAATTCTGCCTTCTTGCATAGCTTCACTTATTTCAGCTTCGTGCTTATCAAATTCAGCCATAGACATTTTTGCAATTTCCCTTTCAGTCCAAACTTTCTCTTGCTTTGGCTCTACACTAGTTGTTTTAGTGGAAACCATATCAGCAGCAGATTTCTTGGACTGTTTAGAATTTGACTTCTTCGGTGCAACATCCATACCAATATCTTTCTTAAATAAATCTAAAGCTCTTGAAGCTAGATCAGCATCGTCAGCATTGTTGTATACCCAATCTTGGATAGACTTTGGCTGCTCTTTAGCCCAACCATGAAAATCATCGCTGTTGCGAATATCTTCAAAATCAGGATGCTTATCCATCAATCGCTTTTCAGCATCTTTACGAATTAGTTCTTGCTCACGTTGTTGCAGTCTTTCAAGTTTCTCTTTCAAGTCTTTAGATTTCTCTTCAGCCTGTAAATGAGAAACAGTTTCTACAACTTCGTAGACATCAGGATACTCTTCTCTAAACTTTTCTAAGTCTTCTGGAGATTTAGGAGCTACATAACTAGGTCTGTTTTCAGCAGCCTGTTCTAATAACTCTTGTTCTCTAGACTTAAATTCATTTAACTTAGAGTCATAATGCTTTTTCAAGTCGTCATAGCGTTTCTTGTAGTCTGGTCGCTTGTAAGGTTCGTCCTTTGGAGTCTCCTCTTTAGCTACCTGTTCTACAGGTTCTTCTATGTCAGCTTCCTGTTTTGCTTTGGGCTTTTCGAAAAAAACTCCGTCTGCATCTTGGAAACCTATTTCGTCTTCTTTATGCCATGATTTGTTCATGTTGTAAGGATTGGCATTTTCCTCTTGTACTTCAGTAGTCATATTCTTCTCCTACGGGGGCTTCGTTCACAAGGTAGCTCTATGTCGACTAGAGGGCTTGTATGTAAAGGTAGCCTTTCGGTTTATAAAATGATAGGGTGCTTATGACATAAGGTAGCCCTACCGTTAAGTTTGTTTAGCTTTGGACGTGTCTTCCAGTTCGGTTGTCAAGCATCATTTTAGATTTAATACTTTTAGATATCTCATCTTCATCTAATAATCCTTTACCACCATTATCTACAGTAGTTTTCACTACTCTAATATCCTGTTTAGATGTAGGTTTTTCAACCTCCATTTCAACAGTTTCTTCTTCAGGTTCTCCACCTTCAGCTAAACCTTGTCTATCATCTGCTTTCGTTTCTGCATCTTTCATCATTGCCATTAAGTTGTCAGCTCCGATTTCTTCTACAGCTTTAGCAGTGAAGACAAATTCTCCATCAGATAACCTTGCAGGTATACTGTCAGAGACTCCTGAACCCGGACCTTCAACAGGACCAGACCCAGCAAATTCTTGTGCAACGTCTATAACTTTATCGAATATTTCGCTAAGTCTATCGTTGTCTTGTAACTGTGACATTAGATACTCTTCTTCTTCGTTATCTAATGCTTCATCTAATATAAAATCTAAGTATTCATCTTCCATTTCATCGTCTGGAAGCATGTCCTCTTCAGGCTCATCCATCATAGATTCATCCATCATAGGTTTTTCAACCATAGGTTCCTCCATCATGGGTTCATCCATTTTGTTTTCTTCTACAGGCATATCATCTGCTAAAAGAGAACCACCAACCGCAAAAGCACCTCTACCTTCTAATACATCAGCATAAGTAACTTCACCGTCTTTATTTAAATCTGGAAAGCTATCGTCTTTTAATAAACTCTTTTTTTTCATATTTCCTCTTTTCTATTTGCTGCTTCTTTAACCTGCTCCGGGAGCTGCTCTAAGCGTACCAGAGAATTGATCTTCCCCTGCAACCGGAACATTTCCGATTCCGATGTTGCCACCGCCAGTGCCTGTAGGTCCAAGCTCTTGAGGTTCTGCAGGTGTTCCTGCAAGACTTCCCATACCTCCGGGTTGTTGACTATTGGGTTGAGCTTCCTCGCCAGTTGTTTGTCCAACATTTTGCATTCCTATGATTTGTGCCATGATAGCTGCTTCTTCAGGGTCGTTTAAAACTTCATCTGGGTCTAAGTCTAAGCTATAGGCAAGTTCACTAATCAGTTTAGAAATTTTAACAAATGGAGCAACAGCAGGATTTTGTACAGTTTGTAAGAAGGTAGTAAGTCTTTGACTTCTTACTTCTTTCTGCATCAAGCTGTTTGTTCCAGTAGCTTTAACTTCTAAATCACCTTTGACATCTAGTGAGCCTTCAAAGAACTGCATGTTCCATTGGAAGAAAGCTTCTCCTAGTGGTCTTAATAAAAAGTCGTCAAGGTTTTTAACGACTGTTTTAATATTTAAAC